AAAAGACATCTGTAATCTTCGAAGCGGCTGTAAAGTCAAAGCTTTCAGAAGAGATCACACGTCTTGAAGAGAACTACGCGGTAGAACTTGCTGAAGAAGTCGAAACAATCAAAACTGACCTAGTCGGTAAGGTTGATTCATACCTAAACTATGTAGTTGAAACTTGGATGGAAGAAAATCAAGTTGCAATTCAGAACGGTCTACGTACTGAAATCGCAGAGACTTTCATGAACAACATGCGTGACCTATTCGTAGAGTCATACATCGAAGTTCCAGAAACCAAGGTCGACCTAGTTGACGAACTTGCAGGACAAGTAGAAGAGTTAGAAGAACGTCTAAACAACACTACTGGCGATGCAATTTCACTAGCTGAAGAACTTGAAACTTATAAGCGTAACACTATCGTCGCTGAGGCATCACGTGATTTAGCAGATACACAAGCGGAGAAGCTAAAGGGTCTCCTAGAAAGCGTTGACTTTGAGAACGAAGAATCTTTCGTTGCGAAGGTTAACACTATCAAGGAATCATACTTCTCAAAAGAAATCCCAGAGCAACTTGAAGAATCTGTCGAAGAAACGACAGAGGAAGAAGTAGAGGTTTCATCTGTAATGGAGAATTACCTACACGCTCTTCGTAAAACCACTAAGCAATAAGGAATAGTAAAATGCAATCATTCGATACATTGATTGAGAAGTGGTCACCAGTACTTAACGAAGAATCTGCTGGCGCGATCACTGATCCACTACGTAAGGCAGTAACAGCTGCCGTCCTAGAAAACCAAGAAAAAGCTCTAATGGAAGAGCGCAATGCAACAGCAGGTTTTCTAGCAGAAGCACCAACAAACGCAACTGGCGGTCAGATCGCGAACTGGGATCCAGTTCTAATCTCCCTAGTACGTCGCGCAATGCCAAACCTAATGGCATACGACCTATGTGGTGTCCAGCCAATGTCTGGTCCAACTGGTCTAATCTTCGCGATGAAGTCACACTACAACGGTCAGGGCCCAGGCAACGAAGCTCTAGGTCTTGATGAGCCACGTTCTGGTTTCTCTGGTGCAGTCGATGCAGCAGGCGAATCTTCAGGTCTTGCAGATCTTGAAAACGGTCGTGAACTAGGTCTACCAGGCCGCGCGATGTCTACAGGCGCAGCCGAGTCTCTAGGCGAGCAAGGTACTGATTTCGCAGAAATGGGTTTCTCAATCGAGAAGCAAAGCGTTGTTGCTAAGTCACGCGCACTAAAGGCTGAATACTCACTAGAACTAGCGCAAGACCTAAAGGCAATCCACGGTCTTGACGCAGAGACAGAACTAGCAAACATTCTGTCTACAGAGATCCTAGCTGAAATCAACCGCGAAATCGTTCGTTCAATCAACTCTCAAGCTGTTCTAGGTGCTCAGACATCTAACGTTGCATCTGCTGTAAGCGGTGGTGGTATCTTCGATATCTCTACAGACGCAGACGGTCGTTGGTCAGCAGAGAAGTTCAAGGCTCTTGCAATGCAGATCGAGCGTGAAGCAAACGCAATCGCGAAGGACACACGTCGCGGTAAGGGTAACATCGTAGTTTGTTCTGCTGATGTTGCAACTGCACTTGCTGCTTCTGGTTCACTAGACTACCAAGCAGGCGCTGGTCTAACTGTTGATACAACAGGCAACACTTTCGCTGGTACAATCAACGGTCGTATCCGTGTCTTTATCGACCCATACGCAGACGTTGATTACGTAACTGTAGGTTATAAGGGTACAAACGCATATGACGCAGGTATGTTTTACTGCCCATACGTGCCACTACAGATGATGAAAGCAGTCGCTGAGAACACGTTCCAGCCTAAGATTGGTTTCAAGACTCGTTACGGCATGGCGGCAAACCCATTCGTTGCAGGCCCAGGCCAGCACGACCTAGCTAACACTGCGGGTAACAACACATACTACCGTATCTTCCGTGTTGATAACCTAATGGCTAAGGCATAATAAAAAGAACTATTCATTAGTCATTTTTTAGGGAGTCTTCGGACTCCCTTTTTTATGCGTATAAATAAAGTGACTAAGAGGATTCATTATGAGCGTAACATCCAACACAAACTTCTTGCAACCTACGGGATTCCGTGTCGTCATCGAACGAGCAAAATATGGAAACCTAGAATTCTTTGCGCAGTCTGTAACACACCCCGGCTCTAGCGCAAACGCAGTGGATCGTCCGATCGCAAAGATCCAGAGATTTCCTGTTGCCGCGGACACCATCGAGTATACGGATCTGTCAATGCAGTTGATCCTAGATGAGGACATGGTCGCATACAAAGAGATGCAGGATTGGATGCAACGCACGGTCGACACCTCAGAAGACCTGTCTCAAGATATCACGGTCATCATCCTCACCAGTCACAACAACGCAAACATAAAGATCAAGTATGAGGGATGCCTTCCTGTCCAGCTTGGATCTGTTGAACTGAACTCCACGAGTGGAGACGTTGCATATATAACATACGACGCAACATTTAAGTACACTAAATTCACTATATCATGATGGTAAAATTGGACATAAAGAACCGGAACCTCTTGGAGATTCTGGAAGACTTCCGATATACGTATCGGGAGTTGTATCAACCCGAACAGACAAACCGATGTCTGGTCGAGGAGTTGCGCGGACAGGCAGACCACTACACGGGTGAAGAGGAGATGTGGCGTGTCATTGATGAAGGTCGTGGACACAGAGGTGCCGCAGAGAACTCCGTCTGTCATCCCATCAAACCCGATCACTACTTCGGGACACACCCAGAAGAATACCGCAAGACGTGGAACTCACTGAACTCCAGTTTGATGGAGGAACTAGGTGTGCAACAAAGCGCACTCTCAACACTCTACCCACCGGAAGGGTTCATCGGTTGGCACAACAACGCAGATGCATCCGCATACAACGTAATCTTCACGTGGTCTGAAAAGGGAGATGGGTGGTTCAAGTATGTTGACCCAAAGACTGAACAGGTCATTACTGTCCAAGACGAGCGGGGGTGGAACTGTAAGGCTGGTTACTTCGGTGACTATGACTCAGGGAATGTTGTCTATCACGCAGCGCGTACAGGATGTTACCGTATGACTCTTAGTTACGTATTGGGCCACGACGAAGACTATTGGAAAGATTGCATTGAAACGATCACCAATATGTGATATAATGTAGTTTTGAAAACCCTCACGGATTATACATGCTGAATATTGAACAGATTCACAAGGAGTGGTCAGAAGACTCCACCATTCCTATGCACCAACTGGATGAGACATCACGTCAAATCCCCATGCTACACGCAAAGTATTTAGAATACCTTACCGTAACCAAACTAACCCTACGTCGCGCAGAGGCCTCGCAGAAGATCCTGTTGAAGGAAAAGTGGTTGTACTATAACGGTAAGATGGACCAGCAGACTCTAGAGGAGAAGGGGTGGGATCCAGATCCATTCAACGGTCTCAAGATTCTCAAGGGTGAGATGGACTATTACTATGACTCTGACCCAGAGATCTCAAAGTCTGAAGACAGAATCTTCGCACTTAAAGCACAGATAGATAGTCTTACAGATATTCTTAACATGATCAAATGGAGGCATTCGACGATCAAGAACATGATTGATTATCGTCGATTCGAGGCTGGTGGATAACAAGATTCGCATTAGGATGAAGGACTACTCCCACTTTATGGTGGAGGCTCATCCTGCTCAAGAGAACGAGTTGAAGGAATACTTCTCGTTCTTTGTACCTGGCTACAAATACATGCCTGCATACAAGTCCCGACACTGGGACGGTAAAGTCAAACTGTACAATATGATGACCAAACAGATGAACGTGGGTCTCTACACGCACCTACGTAAGTTCTGCGCGGATCGGTTCTACCCACTGGAAATCATCGAACACGAGACCTATGGAATTCCCTCGTTTAAAGAGGACATAGATCATCCCGCCCTTATCGACTTCCTGTCACTACTCGATGCCCCGTTCAAACCTAGAGATTATCAGTACAAGGCGATTTCGCACGGAGTCGAGCACCGACGTTGTATCCTACTGAGTCCTACTGGTAGCGGTAAGTCATTTATCATTTATAACCTACTACGATACTGTTACGAGGTCACCGAAGGAAAGATCCTAATCATCGTCCCAACCACATCGTTGGTGGAACAGATGTACAAAGATTTTGAAGACTATGGTTACGACGTAGATGAGTTCTGTCACCGCATCTACTCCGGTAAGGAGAAGGTCACAGACAAACGTGTCATCATATCTACGTGGCAATCCATTTACAAATTCGGCAAGGAGTGGTTTGAACAGTTTGACTCAGTCTTTGGTGATGAGGTCCACTTGTTCAAGGCGAAGTCACTGACTACCATGATGGACAAGTGCATCAACGCAAAATATCGTTTCGGTCTTACAGGTACTCTCGATGGGACAGAGACAAACAAACTAGTTCTGGAGGGTCTATTTGGACCAACACTCACCGTTACACGAACCGTGGAGCTCCAGAAGGAAAATCAACTCGCAGACTTGGATATTTCGGTACTCCTCTTACGATATCACAATGATGTCTGCCAACAAGTTAAGGAGATGTCGTATCAGGAAGAGTTGGATACGATCGTCACCTATGAACCCCGTAATCGGTTTATCAGTAAACTAGCGATAGATCAAACGGGAAACACCCTCGTGATGTTCCAATTTGTTGAGAAACATGGTAAGGTTCTGCACGAGATGATCAGGTCTATGGCTGAAGAAGGACGTAAAGTATTCTACGTATCTGGTGAAGTAGATGCCACGGACAGAGAACAAATAAGAGGAATAGTAGAAAAAGAAAATGATGCAATTATCGTTGCTTCTCTTGGTACTTTTAGTACTGGTATTAACATCCGCAATCTTCATAATATTGTATTTGCGACACCGTCCAAGTCTCAAGTCAAAGTACTCCAATCGATTGGTCGTGGGCTTCGTAAGTCTGATGATGGTCGGACTACTAGACTTTTTGATATTGCTGATGATCTTCATATTAGAAGTCACAAGAACTTTACACTGAAACATAGCGGTGAAAGGATTAAGATATATACTAAAGAGGGATTCAAATATAAGATTTATCCCATAAACCTAAAACCAATAAGAGTGGAACAAGATGTCGAAAGCAACCTCTTCGGTTAAACACCTAAAGTTAGTAACGGGTGAAGAACTGGTATGCGAGTTGATGAGTGAAACGGGTGACTCTATTGTCATTCGTAATGCATTAGCTTTAATTGAGAAGGATCTCAGCACTGGCGATAAGTATTACGCGTTTAAAACGTTCATGGTTTATCAGGACAGTCCTCAAAATGTCATTATCATTTTCTTCGATAAGATTATGTCTATTGCGGTCCCTACTGAAGAGATGCAAAGACAATACACTGGTGCAATCGCTGAGATGCGTGACTACAATGAGGCACAGGAACTAAAACAACAAGAACGTGATGAGTGGGAAGATGACTTGTCGCTTGAAGAGTTCTTAAACGATATGGACCGTGAGAACGACTTCATGGACTCAGATGTTGATGGTATGGTGAAGAACTAACGGTAGCTATTCTCCCCTTTGGTTAAAGAGATTATACAGTATAAATGCGATTCTGTCAAGGCATTTTAAAAATATTATGAAAATAGGTTTTACTTGCTCTACATTCGACCTCTTACACGCGGGTCATATCCAACTCCTACGCCACGCGAAGGATCAATGTGACTACCTGATTGTCGGTTTACAGACAGATCCTACTATTGATCGGCCCGACACTAAGAACAAACCCATTCAAACTTTGGTTGAGAGATATACCCAATTGAAGGCGGTTAGATATGTTGATGAGATCATCCCCTACCAGACTGAGAAAGATCTCGAAGATATCCTATCTCTATATAATTTGGACATCCAGATATTGGGTGAGGAGTATCGTGAGAAGGATTTCACGGGTAAGGACATCGGGCGTAAACGCGGAATAGAGTTCTATTTTAATGAACGTTCGCATCGTTTCGCGTCAAGTGAATTGCGTCAACGTGTTGCCTACAACTCCGGAATTGGATT